GTCCGCCTTGAGCTTGTCGTACTCCTTGCGGTACTTCATCAGCGACATCAGGGCCAGCTTGGCCTCCTTGTCGCCGAAGATCCGCGAGAGCTTGAAGGTGTCACCGCCGGTGACGCGCTGCAGCTCATCAAGCGCAGCTTCCATCGGGTTGACACCCTTCTTCCGGGCGTCCTTCAGCACCTGCTCAATGTTGACGCCGAACTTCTTGAAGTTCTTCACCGCGTCTGGCGCGGTCATCTTCAGCATCGCGTCGGTCAGGCGCGTCGCTGCCTGGCCTGCATCGGGCGCGTCCTTGCGCACCATCTGCATCATTGCCGCCAGGCTGACAGCTCCCTGCTGACCCTTGATCCCAAGCGTGCCAGCCGCCGCCGCAATCGTCGGCATGAACTGCGCCATGTCCTTCAGCTCGAAGGCGCCCTGCTTGCCGGCGAAGGCCAGCGCATCGAAGGTGGCCTTGAGCTCCGTCGGCCGGATCTTCAGCGCGTTCTGCAGCTGGAAGCCGGTCTTGGTGACGTCGAGCAGATCGGAGTTCGTGGCGGTCGCCACCTTGCCCAGCGCCTCCAGGGAGGCCACGGCGTCGGGCAGCTCCAGGCCCTGGGCCACCAGATCCTGCAGGCCCTCGGCCAGCTTCTGCGGCGCCAGGTTGGTGGCGTTCCGGCCGCTCAGCGCGAGCAGCTGCTGGCTGATGCCCTTCAGCTGATCAGAGCTGGCGCCAGATGTCTTGCCGATGTCGGCTAGCACCGCCTCGAACTGAGCCGCGGTGCGGACGCTGGCCGTCAGGCCGGCGCCGATCGCAGCTGCGCCGATCGCAGCGCCCTGCCAGGCGGCGCTGTCGAGCATCCCCTTGAAGCCCTTCTTCCCGGCGATGGCAGCATCGTTCATCGTCCGGGTGACGTTGCGCCCGAACGACGACACCTGCATCTGCGCACCACGCAGAGATGCACCCAGCGAGCTGGCGATCTTGCCGCCGATCTCGACCGTGATCTTCTGCGGGCCGCCGCCAATCATTTCCTGCCGAGCTCCTTGGCGATCTCATTCTGAACGGTCTGGGCTTCGACAAACCAAGCCCAGAACTCGTCGGTCTCCATCTCCAGCACATCGGCCAGGCTGGTTGCGGTCCACCCAGCGAGCAGCACCGCCGCCCGCCGGATCTGGCCCTCTACCGCCTGGCCTGCCTGAAATCCTGAACCTGCTTCTCCAGCTTTGCCCAGTCGGCAGAGTCGAGCTCCAGCAGATCCTCAACGGTCACCTCACAGAGGTTGGCCATGAGCATCAGCGCCTTGTCCTCATCGCTGCCGCCAGACTTCGCCGCCGCCAGATCATCACGCACCTTTGGGCGACGCATGATCAGGTGGTTCACTGCCACGCCGCTGATCTCGATCGGGAAGTCGAGCTCGATCTTTGCGGTGTTGGGGTGCAGGGCTTTGGTCATTCAGGTCAGACTCCGATGGCGGTGCGGATGGTTTCGAGCTGATCCACACCGTTGATGCGGCGGATCATGTTCACCTTGTCGATCTCGACCAGGTCGCGACCGCCGACGGTGAGCTTGAAGTAGCGCAGGCTGTAGCCGAACGTGCCGGTCGCCATGTCGCCAGCGGTCCAGTCGCCAGGATCCAGCTCCTTGATGCTGCCGGTCATGTTCACCACCGCAGCCACGGCGTTCTCACCATCGCGACGCATGGCGCCACGAGCGGTGAGGCGGGTGTCAGCAGAGGCCAGGCCGAACAGGGCAATGATGTCCGGGTTGTACTCGGCCAGCTCGAAGGTGCCCTCGAGCTTCTCCATGCCCATGTCGAGTTCGACGGGGGCATCCATGCCGCCGCCCCTGAACTCCTCCATCTTGGTGGTGAGCGTAGGCAGGGTCAGCGTCTGGATGGTGCCGGCGAGGCCGCGGCCATCGACGAACAGGCTGAAGTTCTTCAGTACGCGGGGGATTTGGGCCATGGGTCAGGTCCTCAAGCGAAGAGATCGACGACGTAGCTGTTGACCAGGTGCGACCGGAAGGTCACCCGTTCCGCCGGGTAGGGCGGAGTGAAGGAGAAGTCGAAGAACACCTGCCCGTTGGCGATGTTCGCCGGGGTGTTGAGATCGGGGTCAACCCAGACGTCACCGCCGAGGATGGCGCCGCGGGACTTGAGGCTGCGCAGGTAGCCGCGCACCGACTCCATCACTTCCTCCAGGTAGGTGGCGGTGATGCAGCGATCGACGGCCCAGAGGTGACCGCGCAGGATCGACTCGTTGATCATGTCCGCGGTGCGCCGCACCGACAGGAAGGCGTAGAGGGGGTCCATCGCCAGGGAGCGGTTGCCCCAGAGGCGGAAGCCCTGCTCACGGATGATCGTGGCGATCTTCTGCTCGTTGAGCAGGTTGGCCCGAGAGGTGTAGTCGCCCAGCTGGAAGTCGATGGCGCGAGCGGTGCCCTCGATGCCGGCGATCTCGTTGTTGGAGGGCGACCACCAGAAGCCGCGCTCGTTGTCGACCTTGTTGATGATGCCGGCCACAGCGGACGAAGCAGGGATGGCCTCGCCAGCCACGAGCACCCAGGGGTCAATGACGTAGATCCGGTCGGAGCCGAAGTCGTCGTTGAGCTGGATCGCAGCGGCATCGGTGGTGTTGGGGCCGTCGGCGATGATCACCGCGCGGAGACGGTTGGCGATGCCGAGCAGCTCAGCCAGCACGCGAGAGCGCACGGTGCCGCGGGTGGTTGTGCCAGCCACGGCCTGCACGCCACCGGAGGGGGGTGCAGCGATCGTGACGCTGGGGTTGGTGTTGTAGCCGCTGCCAGGGTTGGTGATCGTGATGCTCACCACCTTGCCGGCGTTGACGCCAGTGCCGAGCACGGCGACAGCCGTGGCCTGGGTGCCGCCAGCGGGAGGCGCAGGGATGGTCACTGCAGGGGCGGTGGTGTAACCGCTGCCCTGGGTGGTGACGGGGATCGTCAGGATGCCGTTGCTGGTGCGCTGATGGCTGAAGCCAGGAGCGATCAGAATCCGAGGGGTGAAGCCGACGGCGTTCTCAGCAGCCAGGAAGGCGTGCACGCCCTCATAGGCGCCGGAGGTGTTGTTGATGCCGCCCACCACGTTGGTGATGGTCGCCTCTTCGCTGGCGCCTTCCTCGACGCGGACCACCACGCAGACCGCACCGGCCTGGTCGTAGATCAGATCCAGCGACTGCTGCAGCGTGCCGTCAACGCCGAGGCCCGCCATGTCGGAGCGGCTGGCGATCAGCACCGGAGTGTTGATCGGAAACTTGGTGGCGTCAGCGCTGGGCGCTGTGCCGATCAGACCGATCACGCTGGAGCGCACGGTCTGAATTGGCCGCGCTCCGGTGTCGATCTGGAGCACCTCCACACCATGGAGGAAGGTCGTAGTCATGGGCGGAAGCCTCCTGTCTTGGCGATTCTAGGGCTGGTCAACGGCCCTGCCCCCGCAGCTTCTTGCGGCCGCGGCGACGTGGACGTGAATGCTGGCCATAACCCTGGCGTGTGGTCTTGGGCGGACCCGGTTGATGGTCAATGCGGGCGACGCCGGTCTTGCTGCGAACGGCCATCAGAGTTCAGCGTCGAGCCAGGAACGGTAGCCAGTGACATAGGAAGAGTTGCTGCCAACGCTGGCTTGCAAGATGCAGGATCCTCCGTACGGGGTGATCCTGCCGATGACGTTCTGAGTGTTGTTGAAAGCGGCCTGCGTGGTGTTCGGATCAGCAACCAGTGCTCCAGCGACGGGAGCTTTCCGCATTTCAGGCCAGCTCAGCGATGTCTCTAGGTATGCACCAGCGACTGCTGCATAAAACAGCATGTTGAACGGCACCCACTGCCCGTAGCGCTTGCACAGCGCCAGCTCTGTGGCGCGAGGACGCTGCTCGAACGGTGTGGCGAAGCTGCCCGGCTCGATCTGCACCATCGCGATGTCGAACGTGCCGGACTGCTGGCCAAGGGCGCCGTTGCGGCTGTTCCAGCTGCTGCCACCATCAAGCCAGATGAAGAGGCCCAGGTGGTCGTCGCCTGCTGCGCCGAGCGTCTTGCCGGTGATCGAAGGGATGGTGACCGTCAGCGTGATCTTCTGCCAGGCGGTGCCGACAGAGAACTTGGTCGAGCCGATGGCGCTCACATCAGCGCTGCCGCCACCGCCGGTGCCGAAGGACTGAACGAACTCGATGGCGATCGACCGCAACGCATCAGCCTTGGCGTAGAAGCTGACGGTGACTGTCTGGCCGGAGAAGGTGCGCACGTCCTCGATGCGGTGCATCAGGATCGCGTAGTTGCTGGCGCCAGCGACGGAGGTGACAGCAGCGCGGCAGAAGTAGCGCGGATTGCCAGGCACATCGGTCTGGCCCAGGGTGAAGGACTGACGGCTCATCGTGCTGGCGCTGCCGCTGATGGCGTTCACCCAGCGATCGGCGCTGCCGTATCCGGTGGTCGCGTGTGAGGTGGCCTTCTGCCAGTGATCGAAGTTGCCGTTGATGACAGCGTTGCGGAAGCCCGCGAGCGGGCCGCTGTTGATTGTGGCGGCGGCGACATCAGCCGAGCCGGTGTTGTTCAGCGTGAGGGCGGCGCTGGTGGCGCTGGGGTGCTGGAGTGCAGCGGTGCGAACGGTGCTCATAGATCAGACCTTGATGCAGTAGAGCAACGCGACGTTGCGTGGGCGGGTTTCGGTGCCGCCGCTGTTCTGAATGCTGATGCCGGTGACAGCTGGTGCTGTAGCCCAAGCAACAGGTCCAGCTGAGGAATGAAGTCCAGCGGCATAGTTGCCTGCATAGTTCACACCACCAGGGCCAGTGATGACGGTCGACGAGTGCGCGTGCCCAGGATCCGTGACGCCGTGCCCGTGGCTCTGGTAATCCTGCGCCTGCGCGCTACCAATCCCTCGCCCAGAATCCACGCCACGGCTGTCATCCCAACCGCGCACGAACTCGCCGCGCAGATCAGGGATTGTGAATGTCGTGCTGCCATTGCCAGGCCCGAATTGACCGGCCTGCTTTGCACCTTCGCTGGCGGCGAGGTTGCCGGATGCCTGAGCCCATGCCCACAGCCTTGGGTAGGTCGTCCGGCTGATCGCTGCACCGTTGGCCTTGAGCCAGCCGGCGGGGGCTACGTTGCCGGCAAACTGCATGACCGCGCCGGCGGGGATGCCGATGTCGCCTGGCAGCTCGTACCGCTGGCCATCGGCAACCGCCGGCACATCGAGCTCCACATAGCCGCTCGTTGCACCCTGAAGCCTGACGCTCATTTCCCGCCTCCCAGGATCGCAGCTCGCAGCTCATCCACCGTCACGCCGATCCTCGCCAGCTTCTCTGCCAGCGTAGGCGGTGTCTCCGGTGGGGTTGTCTCGGTCTCCAGGATGCCGTCGCGTAAGGTTGAGCGCTGCGCACCATCGGGCGACTGGAACTGCAGGTGCAGTCCGTCGATGCCGCCATCACCACCCAGTCGAAGCGCCATCAGACCACCACCCACACAGAGCCTGCGCTGATCGTCACCGTGACGCCTGACGCCACGGTGATCGGCCCGGCGCTGATCGCATTGCGTCCCGTCGGGATCGTGTAGTTCTGAGTCACGGTCTGTCCGTTCTCTTGGAAAATCTGGTCGCTGCCGCCGCCGGTGGCGCCCTGCCCCAGGGTCAGCCAATCGGTGCCGCTCCAACCCTCGAAGGCGCCGATCGAACTGTTGAACCGCACGCCAGCGCCAGCTGCCGGAGCAGCGCGCTGCGCCGTGGTGCCGATCGGGATCGCCCATGCACCGGTGGCGCTGGTGCTGCTCGCGCCGCTGTAGCCAACCGCCGGCAGGCTCACCGTGCCGGTGAACGTGGGCGACGCCAAGGGCGCATAGGTGCTGCTGGCAGCCAAGGCCTTCAGGTAGCCCTGGCCGATCACGAACGCTGTCGTCGCCAGCTGCGTGCTGTTCGTGTCCACTGCTGCGGTCGGCGCAGCAGGCGTGCCCGTGAAGGTGGGCGAGGCCAGCGGCGCCCGGCTGCTGTCGGTCGGGTGGACGTGATCAGCACGCGCAAACCGCGCTGAGATGCCCGCCGTCGCCGTGCCAGCCATCAGCGGCAGCACGGTGCCGCCTTGGCCGATGTAAAACGCCGTCGTCGCCAGTTTGGTGCTGTTGTCGTCAGCAGCCGGCGTTGGAGCTGCAGGCGTGCCGGTGAACGCCGGACTGGCCAGGTTGGCCTTCTGCTGCTCCAGCGCGTTGATCTCGCTGTCCAGCGCATCGAGCGCCGCGCGCAGCCGCACCACATCCTCACTGAGGAGGTTCGCGGCGTTGGGCTTCTGGAAGCCCTGCGTTGCGGTGACGTCGTTGATCGGCATCAGATCACCACCATGCGAAGCTGCCGGACCTGCGGCCTGGCGGCTGCAGTCCCGCTCAGCGTAATCCTGGCGCGAGTGGTGCTGCCGCCAGCGGTGAAGCTGGCGACCGTGAACACCTGCTCAGTCCAGCCATCGCCCACGGCGGAGCTGCTGGTCTGGGTGACCGTCTGCCAGGTGCTGTCGCTCTTCTGGATCTCAACCGTGACGCCAGCACCGCCGGGGATCAGCGACTCGAACGTCACCGACACCTTCGCGCTGGCGGCGCACGGCACCGCGCGGGTGACATAGGTGCCGGTCTCGCCGAGGTTGCCGTAGACCGCCTGGGTGCCGGCGAACAGGTAGGGGCTCTCGGTCGTGGTGCCGCGCAGGACTGCCGACATGGTGAGCGGCACGTTCACGTCCTCAGCCAGCTGGATGCGGGCATTGTCCGCGCCGCGGATCTGCGTGCCGTCAGGCTTGGTGAAGATGAACTCTGCATCGGTCGCCGAGCTGACGCGCTCCACGCCGGCCAGCGCCACCAGATCGGTGATGTCTCCAGCGGCTGCCAGGATCGTGCCGGTGGCGGGCGTCGCCGGGCTGTTGGCCACCGTGTAGGTGAACTGGGTGGTGCTCGACACGGTGACCGTGAAGGCGCCGTTGTAGTCGGTCTGCGTAGCGCCGCTGATCACCACCTTCTGTCCGGTGCTGAAGCCATGCGCCGTCGCAGTCGTCACCGTCGCGGTCGTGCCCGAGCGGGTGATGCTTGACACCGATGCAGCGCGCAGCTGGCCCAGGCTCACCGTCCGGGTGGTGCTGGTGAACGTCGCGCCGTACATGCGGAAGCTGAGGTCTGCTTCCTGCACGGGCGTCCAGGTGGTGGCGTTGGAGCTCTTCAGCAGCGTGCCGATCGTGTACGGCTGGCTGGTGACGAACTGGCCGGCGGCGCTGTCGTACTTGCCCAGCTCCGCCAGCGCGACGGCATGCACCGCGTCATCGGTGAGCAGCACCATCGCGTACTCGACGCCAG